AGGGTCTATGACCAATACCAGCGACGGCGGATTGCGACCATATGAAATCGCTACTCGACGCGCTGGGCCAGTTGCTCCAGGTGTACGCCGATGTCGAATGCCGTGCCTGTCACGGCGTCGGGCTGCATTTCGATTCGTGCTCGTGGCAAGTGGTCGCGGCCTGGCATAAAGATTCGACCTCGATGCTGGACCGGATCAGGGCCAAGGCCGGCCTTCAACTGGAAAGCAAGCCAGACGCCGACGTACCCGGGGAGATCATGGAACGTCAGAAGGCCGGACAGGAATGATCGCCGTCAACGTGAACGTAAGCGGTCCCCTGTTCCGGGTCGCGCCCAGGGCAGAGGAAGTCATTCACCGCGCCGCCAACGGGACGATCAACGAGCTCGTCGACCTGGGCATGGATCAGCTCTCGCAGATGCTGCGTCCGAGGCCCGCGGGCGTTTACCTGTCCGTGCAGCAAGCCCAGAAGGGACACGCTTCTGTCGGCCATTACCGCCGCATGTTGCATCAAGAGGTTCGCGACCTCTACGGGCGGCTCGACGACTCAGGCGTCGTGTACGGTCCCTGGCTTGAAGGCACCGGATCCCGCAACGCGACGACCCGTTTCAAGGGCTACGGGGTGTTCCGCAGGGTGAAGACGTTCTTGGATGGCAAGGTCAAGCAAGTCGCTCAGGCCCATGTACGGCGCGCAGTCGCGGAATTGAACGGATAGCCGATGTCCAGTGTATTCACACTCACCGGACTGCTAGAGAGGGAGAGCGTGCCATTCAATCTCACGAACACGCTCGACCGCATCGTCACCTATCTGCAAGGCGATGGCGGGATTTCGAGCGCGCAGGCGGGGGAGCCGAAAGCGCCGCCTGTCGGGGTAACGAGGGTCTTCGCTTCCGTCATCATGCGGTCGACTTCGATCGTCGCGCTCACCCTCAATGGAACGATTGAGCTGCACGTCATCTTGATCCGGCTCTACCGGGACATGCTGGCAGAGCCGCAGAAGTCGATCGAGATCGACCTGGCAACGGCAGCACAGCGGATTCAGGCCGACATCGCGGGCGAGTACGACCTGGGCGGCTCCATTCGCAGCGTCGATGTGGGAGGCAGCTACGGGGAGCCTCTGCGCACGGATTGGGGCTACGTCACGATCTCGAACACCATGTATCGGATCGTCGATATCACGGTCCCGCTGCTCGTTGACGATTCGGCGGTACTCGTGGCATGACAAACAGGTTGACCGCCGAGGCTTCAAGGATTCGATTTGTGGGGCGGAAAGGTATGGGATGGCTAACTACATCGTCCGGGTAACTCGTGGCGGGCAGCCTGTCGCCGGGGCCGTCGTCCGCATCTTGGGCGTCGGGATCGACGACACGGACGCAAACGGGGTTGCGGAGGTTCCGATCGCCGGGACCAAACGCCTTACGAGGGGTACACGATACGCGGCCAGAATCGGCAAGGCTGCCGGGACCGTGGCGGATGAGCCGGACCTGCTCGATCTCGTCATCACGGCCTACGACGGGGCAGGCAAGGAAATCTATACGGGCGGACATCGCGTCGCAGTTGCGCCAGATGTGCAGACAAGTATCGAGCTGAGGTAGTCCGACGTTCAACTTGCCGCTCAAGGTCATTGGAGAGCAGAAGCTATCGAACGCGGCCGCGCCGGTCACGTTCACGCTCGCGGATTACACGATCCCTAGCGGGACGCGGCATCTGGCGATGATTTGGAATGCACGAGCAACCACTGGCGGGACTAGTCCAACACTACAGATCAACAATGATGGTGGAGCGAACTACAACCGGCAACGATTGAGTGGGACGGGCGCGACGGCGGATGCGGGAAGACTTTCGGGCCAGATTGCAATTGATTTGCTGCCGGTTGTAGGACTCCCGGCGACTGCGAGCGTGTTCGGGAGCGGGATGGTCCTGATTCCGCATTACGCGAACACCGCCAACCATAAGGCTGTCCTTAGCGTCGCAGGCGCTAACGAAAGCGAAATCTCGGCGGTCGCTGGCCGTTGGGCTAGTACGGCAGCTATCACGCGGCTTGACCTCCTGCTTGCTGGCGACACCTTCGTCGCCAACTCCATCTTCCTTCTCTGCGTCGTGGACGAGGACTACCTGATCGAGGAATTCAACCTCTCCGCCGATGGCACGGTGACGTTTGACAACGGCATCCCCACATCGGGGGACTTGGTGGGCATCGGGCATTGCCGAACTGACCGGGCGGCAACCTCCGACGACGTAGACCTTTCAATGAACTCCGACGTGACCGATGCCAACTACGCACGCCAGCGGCTATCGGGCAGTTCCGCGACTGCGGCGGCTGTGGCAGCGGCAGACCGCGCGCTGATCGAAGGCGTACCGGGTGATTCGGCTACGGCGAATGCCTTCGGAGCCTTCGTGGTCTCGATCTCGCAGCACGCCAACGGGGTGAAGCAGCCGCATATCTTGGCCGTCTCCGGTTACCACGAAACATCTGGCCCTACGTCGAACGTGGCATTCGCATCGGGGCGACGTGCGAATATCGCCGCGTACACGTCGCTGCTGTTCGCTCCGGGTGGAGGCGGCACCAACTTCAAATCCGGCTCCCTGTTCTCTCTCTACCACGTCCCCAAGCGCACGCTCGACTCGGACACCTTGACCGTCGATACCGCCACGATCACGCATACCGTACCGAGCGGGTACGAGGCGCTGGTGGAGTCGGTGTTCGCAAGATCGGATGTGGCGGCGGCGACAGATCCAATAGATGTGGCCTTCAATAACGATACGACGGCGGCGAACTACGACGGTCAGGCTTTGGAAGCGGACGGGGCATCGGTTGCAGCCGGACAAAGCGCCGCAAGCAGGCGGCTTGCTTTTATTCCCGGCGCTAGTGCGGCCGCGAACGTGTTTGGTGGTGGTGTAGCACTAATTCCCGCCTATACGGAAACCGATAGGCATAAGCATTTGTTGGTAATGGAGGGCGCTGCCGACGACATACTCACATTGCGATCAAATCGCTGGGAGAATACCGCGGCCATTACCGAAATCGACCTGACGCCGGGCACAGGTCCGAACTTCGAGGGCAATTAAACATGGCATACCTCATCAAGCGCGGCTGTGCGACGCGGACGAAACCCGATCCGAAATGCCCGACGTTCATCGAGTACCGCCCCGGCGACATCGTGGAGGCGTTCCCGGCGCACGTTCCGGTCGACCAGTGGGTACGCGACGGCGTGATCGTGCCCGTGGGTGAAGCGCAGAAGGACAAACGGTAAATGGCAAAGCAAGGTGGGATGGGGGATAGCGGTTTCGTGCAGGGCTACGACCTCAGCGGAGACATCGCCTCCCTGTCTCGCATCTCAGGCGGCCCCGCGGTCGATGACCTGACGGGCATCAATTCGTCGGCCAAAGAGCGGATCGGCCTCTTGCGTTCGGGCGAGATCTCATTCAATTCATTCTTCAACGACGCTGCGCTCCAGGTGCACCCGGCCCTCAAAACCCTTCTGACGACGGACATCGTTGTCTCCTACTTGCGAGGGACCACCCTCGGCAATCCCGCTGCCTGCATGGTGGCAAAGCAGATCAACTACGACCCGACACGCGAGGCCAGCGGCGCGCTTTCCCTTGCGGTGCAGACCTTGAGCACCGGGTCGGTCGTCGGCCTCGAATGGTGCGAACAACTCACGGCCGGCAAGGTCACGCACGCGAGCGCGACCAACGTCGCGTCACGAGATTACGGGTCGGTATCAACCCTGTTCGGCGCCTCGGCCTACTGGCACGTGTTCTCCCTCGGCTCTGGCACGGTAGACGGCGAGATTCAGGACTCGGCCAACGACATCGACTTCGTAGCCGTGACCGGTCTGGGATTCGCGGCCCTCACCGCGAGAGGCGCGGAACGCGTAGCCACGGCTACCGGGGCAACGATCCGGCGCTATGTGCGATTCGCGAGCACGGACACATTCACGAACGCGGTCCTCTGGGCTGCCTTCATTCGACATCTAACGAGCACGTTATAGGAGAGGAGCGCATGAACCTGATCAACCTGGCGACGAATCCACTACTGCGGACCTCGCAACTCTTTTCGCTCAAGAGGCCCATTGCGACGCACTGGCGGCCTGCAAGCTGTGATGAGGTCCGCTGTCCCCAGCACCTCAACGGCTGGCGGACCGACATCGACGAGGCTTCATCGCTGGGACAGAAACAGGCTTACTACATCCGGGCGCAATCAGGCAGGCGGTTCCGGGAGGCAAAAGCCGAATCGGGCTTGACCGAGTTTTACTTCGAGCCCGGGCAGCGTTGCTTCCGTGAGCACAAAGTCCCGACCGGCCAAGATCCGTTGCTCATACATCAACGGCTTCGGCATGGCGTGATCGCAGGCACAGCCCGCTACGAATGGAATCAGTGGCGGGATACGTTCAACAGGGAGATGGAAGCGGCAGCGCGCCGCTAGCGTACATCTGACACTAGGCTCCTGTGTGTGAGCACGCAGGAACAGGGATAAAGGGGCACTCCGATTGCCAAGGAATCTGGTCTAGGCATGGCCGTTGCGGTCGACGACTCGGGCCTGACGGCCCGGACGATTTCGAACGACATCACGAACTGCTCGTTTGGAACGCCGCGAGGCGTTCAGGACATTACGGGCATCAACTCATCCGCGGTCGAGCGGTTGCTACTGCTCGCGGATTTCTCGGTCACGCTCAACGGCGTGTTCAACGACGCCACCGCGCCGAGCGCGCACGACACGTTCAAGACGGTTCCGAGCACGGCTATCACGCGCACGGTGACGATCACGGTATCCGGCAACGCGCTCCCCAACGAGTGCATCTTCACGGACTACTCGCTCAACCGCGGCGCAGACGGCTCGCTCATGTGGACCGCACCGGGTCTGCTCAACTCGACTGTCGTTCCAACCTGGCCGTAAGCGAGAGGTAAGACATGAGATTCAAGGTCAACGAGGCGGCGGAAAAGACAAAGGTCCTGGCGCTCACAGGAGACTACGCGGGCGCCGAGATTACCGTCCGCCTCAACGTCCCGCTCGTGGTGTTCATGGAGGCCGAGAAAGTGCAACGGTCGCAGGACTGGAGCGCCTTTCTCGACTACTTCATCGAGCACGTCATTCGCGCATGGAACCTCGACGATCGCGAAGGCAAGCCCATTCCGGTGAGTAAGGAAGGTCTGGCAAAGCTGCCGATCGACTTCCTGATGCAGGTCATAAGTGAGTGGAGTCAGGCGGTCGCAGGCATCAACGCCCCTTTAGGCTCCGCATCGAGCAATGGAAAGCCGTCGGTGGAGGCGTCTCTAGCGATGGTGAGCTCATAAGCAAACCACCGGAACTTGTCGAGGCAGAGATGATCGACAACCTCTGCCAGCGATACGGATGCTTGCCGTCTGAATTGCTGGCAGAGGACGCAAGCCTGTTGATGCGGGTCGTCTCAATCGCATCGATGGGCCGCAAGGACGAAACGGAATAGATGACGCAGAACAGGGTCCAGATAGAAGTTACCGGCGACTCCAAGAGCGCCGAGGACGCCCTGCGCCGCGCCAAGACGGAAGTCGAGGAATTCGCGAAGGGCGCTCGCAAGATCGGCGTGGCCCTGTCCGCCATCGGCGCGATCGGCGCGGTGGCCCTCACGTCTGCGATCAAGGGCGCGCTTGCTGAACGCCAGGGGATCAACCTGCTCGACGCGGCCCTGCGCAACGTCGGGACGTCCTACAAGGCCCAGCAAGAGGCCATCGAGGGCGTCGTCGCGGCGCAGCAAAAGAAAACGAATTTTGGCGACGACGAGCAGCGTGAGGCTTTGCAGCGCCTTGTTGCGCTCTCCGGGGATTACCGGCGATCACTCGAAACCTTACCGCTCGCGCTTGATGTGGCCGCTGGCTTGCAGGTCGATCTCTCGACGGCATCAACCCTTGTAGGCCGCGCCCTTAGCGGGAATACCGACATCTTCGCCCGCTACGGGATCAAGTTGCGGGAGGGAGCGACCTGGACCGAAGCCATTACCGCGCTCACGCAAAGGTTTGGTGGATCCGCTCAGGCTGCCGTCGATCCCCTGACACAGCTTGGGAACGCTATCGGCAACCTCAAAGAGTCCTTCGGAGTGGCGTTGCTTCCTGCCATCAAGCCCGTTATCGAATTTCTCACCAAGGTCGTCACCTGGGCGAACGATCATCCCAAGGTGGTCCAGATGGCCGCGGCGGTCGCACTCGTCGCGACAGCCTTCGCTGCGGTCAACGGGCCGTTGCTGATCTTCATCGGTCTACTGCCGGCGCTGATCGCTGGATCGGCAGTCCTTGGCATAGCCCTTGGGCCGTTGCTTCTGGCAATCCTGGGCGTTGAGCTCGCGATCGCTGCGGTGGTCATCGCCGGGATTCTCTTGGTCAAGCATTGGGACTGGGTCAAGGCGCATCTCAGCGGATTCGTTGCCCTCGTCGCAACCGTTGGCTCTGTGATCTTCGGGCCCATCGTGCTCGCGATCGGCGCGCTCGTCGTGGCTGGCATGTTCTTGGTCCGTAACTGGGAGACGATCAAGGCTGCGGTAGAGCGAGTCTGGGGCCCGATCGCTGAATTCTTGTTTGGCGTGCTCACAGGGATCAAGACTGTCTGGGATAACACCTGGGACGGTATCAAGAACACCTTTGACACCGTGGTCAACACGATCATCGGTATTCGCGACCGCCTCGTTGGAGCACTCAAGGCGATCGTCAGTATGGTGGGCGATCCCCTCGCTGCCGTGTGGAGCGCGATCAAGTCCGGCGTAGACAACGTGATCGGCCTCATCAACGGCGCGATCGGCACCCTCAACTCGGCCATCGACGCCTATAACAAGGTTCCGATCCTGCCGGACATTCCGAACATCCCGCAGATAGGGACTGGAGGCGGGGGAACCATCCTGCCGATCGATCCCGGTGAGTATGGGCCGAGGCAGGCCAGCAGAGGGGCCAGGACCAACGAGGGCGGCGGTATGGTCACCAACGTCGCTTTCAACTTCGACAACATCTCGATCTCAGAAGCTCGCAGGCAGATCGGCGAGGTAGTCCGGGAGATCGTCTCGGACGGTGGCCTCGGTGACGTGGGCCTTCAGAGGGCGTAGGCGTGTCGAGCGTTTTCAATCTCCAAGGTCTCGGCGCAGTCGGCGCGGATGAACAAGCCATCTATCCCGACGTGCTTGTTGAAGTCGATTGGGACAACGACGGCATATTCGAGGGCGGCAACGAGGACCTGTCGACGACGCTTCGAGACGTGCGAATGCTCGAATGCTGGCGAGGGCGTGACATCTACGCCCAGCACGTCGGGCGCTCAGTCCCTGGACATCTGCTCGCCATCCTCCATAACGACGATGACCGCTACAACTCCGGGAATTCCGGCTCCCCGCTATTTGGCAGCCTGTTACCGGGCCGGAAGATCCGGGTCCGGCAGACGACGCCTTACCCAATCGTGTTGTGGAATGGGTTCACGGGGGAGATCAAACCGCGCATCATGCAGAGTCGCCAGAAGTACGCGGAGCTGCCGGCGGCTGGTCCTCTGTCTCGTGTGGCTGTCCGGCGCGTCGCGCTGGCGATGGGAACGGACGTCGGATCTGGCGCGGCGATTGACGACGTGCTCGACGCCGCAGGCTGGCCCGCAGGCGACAGGTCGATTGACACCGGGCAGGAAACGCTAGGCCGTTACTGGACGGACTTTGACTTTGCGATCAACGCGCTCCGGGAGATCGAGGACACCGAAGCCGGTTTCATAGCGGAATCCAACGATGGCAAAATCCTGTTCGAAGAACGCCATCACCGCCTCGAATCGCCACACGCGACTTCATGGTGGGCATTCTCGGACGACGGAACGGACACAAACCTCCGCTATCAGGTGATTGAACAGCTCGAAGCGGTACCGCTTATCTTCAACGTGGTCGAGGTCCGGGTCCGTCGCTTCACGATCGGCGGCGTGACGGCGCTGTGGACGCATCCGGATCGTATTGGTGAGTCGGATGTCCCGACGATCGCGCCAGGGCAGACAAAGGACTTCTGGGCTGTCTATCCCTTCACGGGCCGGACGGTAGACGACAAGCTCGTGGGCGATGCTGTCGGGGTCGATGCGTGGACGACGCCCGTACTCGGAACGGACATTACCGCGGTCACGGTCAACAACCCGATCTTCCCCGATGTCGCGGCGACGTACTTGACGATCGTGGCCACCAAGTACGGCCAGCGGATGAAGTTCACCCTTGAGAACACGGGGCCGTACCTGCTCTATCTGAACCTCGCTGCTCGTGGCACAAGGGTGAGCGAGGATGATCCGATCCTCTTGCAGAACTCCGACGCGACCTCGATCGCCAGATACGGCGAGCGGACCTTCCCGACTCGGACCGTCTGGGGTGCGAGTGCGGAGACAGCCGGTTACTGGATGCAATTCGTCCTCAACATCTACAAGGATCCGATGCAGTTTGTCGCGATCGAATTCAACGCCAATAAGTCGTTGCTTCACGCGCACGCCGCCTCGAAGATTCAAATCTCTGATCGCATCTCGATCAAGGCGAACGGCGAAGCGGGGCTTGGCATCAACGAGGATTTCTTCGTGGAACGCAAGAACATCACGATTCGGCCAGGCAAAGAGGTTTGGTGCCGGCTCGAATGCTCGCCGGCCGATCTAACCGGGGGCTTTGCGGTGCTCGATGACACGACATTGGGTCTCTTGGACACGGCGAAGTTGGGCTTCTGATGAAGCCAAACGGGATGCGCACGAAGACGGTCAAGCCTCTCAGGCTGCGCGCCGATGCGATATCGAGCTTCGACCGTCGCTGGCCGGACTACTCGATCCGGGATTGGATCATCGCCTGCTGGCAGGCACTCGATAACTTCAAACAGCCGCCAGCGATCACCGAGACAGCCGGAACGCTCAAGGCGGTCGTCAATCATGGGCGCTGGCTCGTGCGCTGTCCTAACAAGCCGATCGGCTGCAGCGGGGCCATGTTTGCATCGTTCGCAGAGCCGGTGTTCCTTTGCGCCAATTGCTTCTCTCCGGAGAACGGCGGCAAGTGGTACGCGGTCGAGTTTCCCGCCAACCACGCCGGGATCGAGGCGGTGCTGCTCAAGCGGCCTGCGGTGCTCGCGGAGAGCGCAAGCAATCGGAATTGGGGGCCGGGCGAAAAGATCGCCGATCTACGCCGTGAGAACACCGAGCATGGAGTGGAGGCCTAACGATGGCTTGGGGCACTCCGCGTGTATGGGCGTCCGGCGAGGTCCTGACAGCCGCGAACTTCAACACCTATATCAGTGATGACCTGACGTTCCTCGGCACGCATACCCACACGGGCGCGGCGGGCGCAGGTTCGGCGACGCTTTCCTACACGGCGCACGACGTCAACGTGGTGTTTCAAGCTGGCGTCCGCATCGGCGCCGATTCAGGCAATAACGAGATTGACGACGCATCGCAAGGTGCGGCCTCAACAGTTCTGTATATCGGCAACGCCTCGATCAACACGACCTCAGATCGGAGAATCAAACGCGCGATTGAGGACGTCTCGGGGAAAGAGGCGCTCGCGCTGCTCGCCAAGGCTCACGTTGTCAGTCACCTGTGGGACGATCCAGCCGACCGCAACCCTAACGGGAAGGCTCTGCGAGGTCGGTATGTAAGTCTGATCGCCCAGGACGCAATCAAATGGGCGCGATGGGCGGTCAACGCACAGGGCGGTCAGAGTTGCGCCGATTGCTTGGCCGCACGAGCCTGCAAAGAGCATCCGCAGCCCTGGCAGATCGAGTACCAACTTCTGGTCCCATCGCTGATCGCCGCCGTGAACCACCTTGCCGGCCGCGTAGTCGAGTTGGAGGCGGCGAATGGATAACAAGTACAATGACCGGCATCAACACGACCGCTATGGGCGAGGAGCACTCTATGGCGGATGAAGCGCCGAAGAAGGTCGAGGAGGCCAAGGGGGAAACGCTGCCCGCCCCTCTAGCCTCCGCGGTGGTGGTGAAGCCAGAGGATGTGCCTCTAACCGCCGAGCAGTTCACAGCAGAGATCGAGCAGCTCTTCGCTCGTGCCAGGAAGTCGGGCCTGAGTCCGCTACAAATGGTGCTCGCGACCTCTATCGGGCAGAGCAGGTCCGTGATCGATGACTTCTTCGGCGCCCTCAGTGGCAGCCTAGGGAAGAAGATCTGATGGGCTGGCTGATCGGCCCCACGCTGGCGAGTATGGTGGCGGCGTTCATCATCGGCAAGATCTTCGACTACCTTTTCGCCGGTATAGCCGGGAGCGTGGTCAACACCGCACGGGCCGGTGTCGTCGCCGTTGCGTGGACGGCTGTCACGGCAGGGTCGGGGATGCACAGCGTCACCAAGTTGGCCCGACGGCTGAGGCAGGGCAACGCAGATGCGGGAGTCCGGTTAGATGCCCTCACAAAGGGAGCCCCTCACAAGGGTGAGCGGCCATAGCAAGAGGCGAAGGGAAATCACATGAACGAATGGGTACTGCTAGTCGGCGTGGCCGTGGGCACGTTAGCGCTCGTGATCGGTGGCGCCGCGATCAAGAAGGCTCTCAGCGGGCCCAAGGCATCGACGCCGACTCCGAAAGCCTAAAAGCATGAGCGCCCCGAGCAGGGGCGCGGTCCAGCGGTTCGGCCGAAGGGTAAGAATCCGGCTCATCTGGATCTTCATCGCCTTCGGCCTCGGCGCCGGTTTCACCTGGTACTACCGCGAAGCAATCTTCGGATTGCTGTTTGCTCCCGCGGGGGGAAGCCTCTCCCCCTACGGGGGCCTTCCCATTTTCACCGCCCCCACCGAGATGATGAGCGCCACAATCGGCCTGGCGGTAAAGGGCGGCGTTGTCACGGCGTTCCCCGTATTGACGTTGAGCGTCTACCAGTTGGCGAGTCCGTGGCTCAATCGCCGGCAACGACGGTTTGCCGTCATCTTCTTGCCTGCGATGCTCGTGTGCTACCTGGGCGGGGCGGCGTTCGCGTACTTCGTGATGCTGCCTGCTGGGCTCAGGTTCCTCCTGCACTTCGGCGACGGCATCGCCGTTCCGGTCATCACGATCACGGAGTACATGAAGCTAGTCACGGCGATGATCTTCTGGCTCGGGGTGATCTTCCAGATACCGCTGGCGATGTTCTTGCTCGCTCGGTTCGGGATCGTTTCGGTCAGGCGGTTCCGAAAGTTTCAGAAGTACGTCCCAGTGGCGGCGTTCTTCTTGAGCACGATCATCACGCCGACGTTCGATATCGTCAATCAAACACTCGTCGCCGTGCCGATCATCGTCCTCTTCGAGGTCGGCCTGTTCCTTGCCTGGCTGGCCGAAGGCGGTCACAGGACGTGCGCGCGCAAAGCCGCGGCCGCGGTGGCTGGGACCTGGGCGGCGCTCCTGGCCGTCATCGGGAGGGTCAGGGCGTGGCTAGCGAGGGCGTGCAGGAAGGCGCTTAAGGTGATTGCGAAGGCGGCGTTCTGGAGACGGGGCTAGGGGTGGCGTTCTTCTGTTTTCAGGCGGTTTGGTAGAGTGCCTCGCCCGGCGAAACGTATGGAGTGAAGAAGACCCTGCACCCGCCGCTCGCGAGCCTCTGCGCTTCGACCTTGCCACAGTCAAGCGACTCCGTGGCGAAGCCATTGAACAAGCTAATTGGCAGGTCGACGGTGTGCTCTTTGATCGTCAGTTCCAGCGCGCCGTAACCTGCGGCCTCTAAGGATGCCGCCGTGAGCGATGTGCAATAGCACGCGATCTTCCACGAGAGCGCGCCCCGCGGCACAAGCCAGACCTGTTCTTTCATGTGAGGAAGCTCATGCAGACGCCAGCATAAACCAGAAAAGCACTATGAGTACCGTGACCGTCGCAAAGAGCCAGTCGATAGGGTCCAGCCCATCTCGACGGAACAAGCGGGCAATCCAGTCGTAGTAGCGCCACATCCCCGTTCGATGATGGTGGAAACGAACAACGGGACATCTACGGCAATTCACGCCCCGACTCCCTTCACGCGCTCCAGCGCGGCGCGCAACCTGTCGTACAGGCATGGCTCGTCGGGGTCGGACGGCGCCGTGATCGGACACTCGCCCGCCCTGTCCTCATGGTCGCGAATCGCGGCGGCGACAAGGTCCACGAGCGCGGCGACCGCCTCGCGTGGCGCGCCCCACGCCTCACGAGCCGCGGCGATCTCGGCGGCCATGCGATCCAGTTCCAGAGCATGCGTTGGGCTGCACGCTGGCGAGTGCGTCGTGCCCGACGGACAGCGATACCACTCTTCGGCGATCTTGCGGTCTGATTCGATCACCGTGGGCGTGGGTTCAGGCATGGGCGGTCTCCTCGATGAACTTCGGGCAGCCGCAGCTTAGCCACGTACAGTGCCCGTCCCCCATCGCCGTTCCGTAGTGGTGGCCCTGTACGTGGCCGCAGACGCACTTCGAGCGAAGCGGCGCGCCTTGAACATAGACCATCGGGCTGTAGAACGGACACCCCGGCAGATGCTGCCCCGGCCCCGGAAAGGCCGTGGACTCGTCACACCGACACTTACCGCCTATTCCACCAGTGGTCATGCATCCTCCATCGGGCGTGCGCTCTCCGCCATTCGTAGTGGGACGATTCCGAGGGCCGAGCGTGGGCCGTCGAATAGATTGTTGGCGTGGGTCTGTTGCTGTATCTGAAAGTCGATTGGTAGTCCGGTCATCGCCTTGCCGAGCATAGAATAAGCGAGCGTCAGCGATATCCACTTGGCGTTTTGCTGCGGGCGTTTCGGGTCGCCCAGTCCCCACGTCTCGTAATCGGCGTCCGGCAGAATCAAGCGCACATCCACGTCTCGCCAGTCCTTGCCGTGTAAGGCGGACCCCACGAGATAGGGCGGCTCACCGAACGCACTCCACACTTGACTCCCGAACTCGTCAAGGAGCAGGGCGGCGGGCATACCTACGCCCACGAGAATCGCTCGGTCCTTCACGTCCCCGGCTCCATCGGGCGTGCGGGGGCTTCCAGCCTGTCGATGGCTTCGGTCGCGATCTTGTATGTGGGGTCCGCTGGGTCTAGCCCTTGGCGCACAACGCGCAGCGTCGCTGCAAACTCGTCCCGCATCTTCGCCAGCCTCGCCTCGGCTTTGCCCACCCGTTCACTACAGCGGTGGAGAGCCTTTTGGCCGCATGGCACGCAAACGTAGACGGCACCGACGTTCAACAGCTCGGCTGGTTTGCCCGCGTCGGGGTGAGGATTGCGGACCATGTAGGGCCCGCCACATAGACCGCACTCGACAGGCTCCGCGGCTTCGAGTGCGTCGGCCAGTTGCGGGAGCAGCGTGCGGGAACGGGCGACGGTCTCCGCTTGCTCCTTGGTGTTGCAGTAGATCGACTCCCACGAACCGTTTGGGTGGTCAACGGCGACGACGTGCATCTTGATTCGGTCACCTTGGGGACTTTGAATCGGGAACCGTTCGCCCACATATCGCCACGGCTTCGTCGCCACGGCGATCAGTGCGCGGGCCTCAGCGAGCAGGTCGGCGGTGGTCATTCGGGGGTCTCCCACTTTACCGACATATGCTCGGTGACACTGCGTCCGTAATGCGCACCGATATGTCCGGCATCGCATGAGCATCGAACTTCGACAGTCTTGGTCGGCGAGAAGCGAATCTGCACGGTGGCGCGGCAGAGGCGGTCAGCGTTGGTCATCTAGCGGTCCTCCCCGGCCTTGACGTTCTCCCGTATGCAAGAGTGCCCGATTACTCGGCTGCCGCATCCGCAGTCGTCGATGGCGTTGAGAATGTACCTGCGCCAAGCTATGAACCAACACGGTAAGGTGAACCCGACGAACGCCTTGATCCACCAGGGGATATATGGGAGCGCCACCATCCCACCGGAGATAGCGCCGACTAGCAGACCATTCCAGAACCAAATGGCGATGCGCCTGCGCCGTGTCCATTCGCTGTTCATACGTCCCCAGCCTTGGCGTCCGCGGCCAGCGCAGCGCGTAACACAGCGAACTCGTCACGGTATGGATTGGCTGCTGTTGTCTCGCCGGGAACACTGATGAGCACGCCCTCGCTACCGGGCGGGCCATCATCCTTGCTGGGGTGCACTGTTAAAAACGTCGTCAGTGCCTCCACCAGCGCCACGTTGCGGGCGCGGAGGACGTCGCGCTCACGCTCCGCCTGCGCCAACCGCTTGAACGTGCGGTCGCCGTCGTTCATGTCCGCGGCGAACGCCTCCAGCGCGGCGGCGACACAATAATCGCAATTCACAGGCTCATGCGGGCACCGGACTGCACGCACCGCTGCAATCGCTTCCTTGCTGGGGGCCTTCGTGGTCTCAGTCATCGGCGTTCGACCTCCCTCTGAACAGCATCGACGGCGAACGAGAGCGCGAGGTGGCTTTTTGCCAGATCGCTGCCCTCGGGAAACACGGGGCCATGTGCCACGACATGGGCCATCAACTCGATGGCGTACGCGTCATATGCGTCCAGCATCACCGCAACAGCTTGGGGCAACGTCACCTTTTGTCGAGTCCGTCGGCGAGCCTTCTCTGTCGTCATGCGGTCACCTTCGAAAAGCCGAGCCACCACACTTGACCGTCGCGGACTTCTCGGTTGTAACAGCGCCAGTGTTCGGCGCAATACGCCCACCACCCGTTCGATCGGCGCATGTCGGCCGCGGGTGGTTCATGGCACACCAAGCGGAATCCGATCTTCATGCGACACCGCTTGTACTGCGACGGCACTCGGTAGTGCTCGACAGATTCGACACGCGGTTCCCTCATGCGGTCACCTCAGCCCTAATGTGTTCCGTGGCCCATGCTCGCATTCGTTCCCATCGCTGTTCCGGCGTCGTTGACGATTCCGAGAAGGTTTCGTCATTCGCTTCGGCGATCAGCCAGCCCAGGGTATACGTCATGCCAAGGTGCGCCTGCGCCTGTCGCGCCGTCTCGTCCGAGCCTTCACCTTCCAAGGTCGCCATGCTGCGCAGTACGGTTTCCCGGTCCTCCCCAGCGGCGACGCGACGATGGACGATCATTTGGCCGACTGCGCAGACCTCGAACCGTTCACTGTCGTCGGGGTTGAATTCAACACGGCACAAATCGCTCGCGATCAGTCGCTTCACGGGCATGGCGTCGAGTGCTTCGATGAGTTCGCGGAAATACCTCTGCGCAGGACGGCCGCGTAGAACCGCGGCGCACCGGCCTTGCCACCGTATATACGCCCACTGCGCGTTGTCGTCCCAGTCGTCGTACTCCGTGAATCGGCTCATGCTGTCACCTCAATCTCCACCCTCGCATCCTCCGCCTCGCACCATCGCTTGCGTATCTCGCCGTCGCTGATCTGGCCGTCGTCGAAGATCACCCCGGCGCGTGGGCGATCACGATCCGGTTTCTGCAGCACGTCCGCGATCAGCTTGTACGCGACGTTTTCCAGATCGGGCTTTTGCGTGTGAGGCTTTCCGATCATCGCGAGAGCCTTGCGCTTCGACGTGCTCGCCGGTATCGGCAGGTACGCGGTCACGGTGAGCGTCACGGGCACGCCCGCGGGCACCATGCGCCATCCCTGGGCCTTTGCGGCCAGCGCCGCGGCCGTGGCTACCTGATGGCCGTAGTCGGTCATCGGGGCCGTGTTGAAGGGGCGCACGCGGCCGAGACCGTCGAAGGCGAGGCGCGTACGGGACCACGCATGGGCGACGCCGAGAACGCAGAACGTGAGCTTCATGGAAGTCTCCCCAGACTGCGCTTGTGGAACGCGTCCGTAGGTACACATGGCTCAAATACCGCCGGCCCCGTCACGCCGGCGCCGTCGCTTACGTTCTCGACCGCGTACAGCCCGCATCGGGTACAGGTAGCGCTCCTCATCACGCCGAACTCCCGCGTCGGGCCGAGCCTGTGCCCCAGCCCTCTCGCCGCGGCGTTTGCCAGCGGCCAGCTCAACGCACGGGGATCCGCGGGTGGCCTAGGCATCGACGACCTTGTGATCATTGAGGCGACAAGTCCAATCGTGGCCGCCCTCGCTCAGGCAGCAGGCCGAGGCGATCATTTGGCCCCACTTGATGACCTCCGCCGATGTCGTGAGAATCTGGCCGACCATCTTCGCCATCAATTCCGGCTCTTGCTTTTCCGGGATGTAGATGGCCGTCGTTTGCCCCATGCCGCAGGCATAGCCAAGTTCAAGATGCGCGCTACGACCGGACGGAAGAATGAGCAGCGTCGCGTCGGCGCATTTGAGCGCGTCCATGTCCGACTTGAAGCCTGCCTCCGCTATCGGATGACTCAACGCGGCGACGTACTGCTCCGGCGTCCAGTTCTGCCAGTCAGGGTCGATCTCGGACCAACGGAAGCCATCGTCACCCGGCCGCGGATTGCGGAAGTCGTACACCTCCAGATCGAGACCACGTAGCCACTGGACGACGTCCGGCTGATACTTATTGCGCCAACTTGACGCCACGTACACATTCCGCTTGTCGCTCACCGCGTCCCCTCCTGCGCCCCGTGCGCAAGCATGTCGCGTTGCGCCCTCCGCGTCGTGCGAAACGATGACCGTGGACCACCTGCGATGCCCAAGCCGCGCACGAAATCGGCAGGCTCCAACAATGATGGCTGTAGCGGGCGGTAGAAACGCCACAGCGGGCCACGTCGACCGCCTTGCTCTGGGCGTACGACGGTGAATCCGAGCGCCCGCCAGAAATCAACGGCGCCCAAGCTGGCCCGACAACGCAACGTGATCCCCTTCCGGCCTTCGGCCCCCATCTGTTCGGCGGCGGTAGCGATCAAGGCCGCACCGCGCTCCTGGCGTCGAGCGTCGTCGCGGATCACGATTTGTTGCACCGTCCCAATCGGCCAGCCACGAGTCCAAAACAGAAACCCCACGGGATCGTTGTTCTCGCGCATGACGAATAGCGTCCGCCGCCGCGCCTCGATCTCGCTCTCGTACCGGCTCATGGGAATGAACCCGACCGCCTCTTGTTCCGCTCGCCGAAGGGAATCAATGGCCGCGAGATCAGCCGTCGTCGCCAATCGCACACGGGAATCGGTCACGACTCGCTCCCTCCGTGCGCCTCTCTCACATGGCGGTCGTAGCCGTCGTTGCCCTCGATGTCGACCAAAAACACCGGGTGCAACTCGCATTGGCGGCAGATGCGGCCCACGCGTCGCCGTAGCTTTCGCCCGCAGTCATCGCCGGGACACTTCGTACCCGCGTCCTCGGCGGGCAGGTACATCTCGCAGCCCTTGCACCACGCCACGGCTTCCCGCTCCACGGTTGTCACGACTGCCCTCCGCGCGCTAGCAGGCTCAGCTGCGCCGCGCCCACCGTGGCGGGCAGCACCGCGTTGTGGTCGTCGACGATTCGTCTGGCGATCTCACCGTTGCGGGCCGTGGCGAGTATTCGTTCGGGGTGCCCCGGCTCCCACGGCGCGCCCACGGTGATGAGCCAGCCGCCCGCGTAGGGGTAGTCGGTGGCGTACCAGCGGGGGTCAAGCATGGGAGCGTCCTCGCAGAAACCCGCGGCGCGTGGCCTCCGCGATGTTCCGGTGGATCGCGTCGTGGCAGGGATGGCACACACAAATGATGTTCGTCTCGTCGGTGATCGAACCCCCTCTCGCACGCGTCAACTTCTCGTGGCAGGCCGTGCTCCGGCCGGTGCAGATGAGCGAGAACCGCGCCTCGCACGCGGACCTCTCGGCCAGCAGGCGGCGCACCAGGGGCACGCGGACGTCGCGGTAGAGCGCGGCCATCTTCCGTGACCGCGGACGTATGCGGGTCGTCGAGCGCGCGAGGCCGGTGACGCGGCGCAGTGGCGTGCGGCGCATCAGATTCCGTAGCCTGTCTGCGCCAGCTTTTCATCGGCCAACTTCCGCAGATCCATCGCGTGCTTGTAAGCCTTCGCGACAACCTGCAGCTCGTCGGCGTCCTTAAATCGGCCGGCTTGCGCCATGCCCCAAAGGAGGATTTCGCACTCCTCGGCGGCTCTGCGAAGTTCCGCTGACCACTCTGGCGAGCGTACTGGCGGCGGCTCATAGCGGTCGCGGGCGGGGATCTCGATCAGCTCTCCGGTTGCGGTATCGACCTGTTTCACTGCCATGCGAACCTCCTCATATCGGTAACGCTTTCATGCCGTCACCGCCGCGTGACGTTCTTGTCGACAGTCCTGGCACAGGGCGGCGATGCGCGAAGGGGCTGGCACGGACCAGCCGCCATCGAATCGGACGCCCACGCAATACATATGCGTCGGCATGGAGCCGTCGAGCCTCAAGGCCCGCCAAGTCGAGCACCACGAGCAGTAGCCGTACATCCGCACGTTGGACAACGCCTCCGTACAGGCACAGTCGGGGCAATGGCAGCGGTAAGTCCGGCTCGTCATTCGGCCTTCTCCCCGTGCTCTCGGTCATACGCGTCGCGCGCCTCCCGGTAACCGTTCGCGCACGTCACCGCGGCTGGCGGTATGCGTTTCTCGTGCAGGATGCGCAGCAGGGATTCCATGGCGTCGGCGTAGTCGAGGAGCAGGGCGAGCGTGTCGGCGGTCACGTCGCCTTCCCCTGCGCCTCGGCGTCCCGCACGACTCCGGGGCGTTCGGGGTGCTTGTTCGCCATGTGTCGCTGCATCTGCCGGAACGTGCGTTTGCAGTACGGACAGACGCCGCCCTGAACGCGCTTGTGCAGCTTGCCGATCTCGACCAGTGCGCCATCCAGTTCGCGGCGAGCCTTCCCGGCGGCTTCGACGGCTCTCAGGCGGTCCTGCTTTACGGCGTATAACTCGGCCTTTAGACGAGCATTTTCGGTCTGGTTAAATGAGAGCGGATGACCGAAAGGGCACCAGAACGTTTCGCCGTCCTGTCGCCGCTTCTCCAACACATCGGGAGGCAGAGCCACGAAGTGCCCACAGCCATGTTCAGATACGTCAAGGGTGACCGATTTCTGGACCGTGACCATCTAAGCCTGTCCTTTCTGTGCCTCCGCGTCGCGAATGATCTCGCTCATGGGTGTAAAGCTGACCGCGTACTCCCCGCCCTCAGCGAGCCGTTGCAGGTCCGCGGCGTGCGAGATGGCCTGGAAGGTGACGAGGAGCTTCACCGATCCCTGGCCCGCGGACCCCTTGCGGCGGCGGCTGTTGAAGTCGATCTGGGGTTTCGCAACCGTGACGCGCTCGAAGCGGATAATCATCGGTGCCAGCCCCCTCCACCGTTCGCGTCTCGGTGGGCCTCAATTGGTTCCGCGATCTCGATGTGCCGTGTGAACATCCACGACTGGCCTTTGTGAAACCCGATGCCGATCTCGAAGTCGTGACCAGACTCGCAATCCATCGGAATGACCAGGGCGCCCCCACGCCCGAGCCAGTCCTCGCTGTGCGCCGGTTCCGCCTTAGTCCCAACGTAATCGCCGCCACATATCGGACAACACATCGCAAGTCCGATGTTCTCGAAAAGCTCCCCGCCAGTGAGCGCCAGCGGTTTGTAGATCATCGTGAGACCTCCGGATTTCTGAATGGATTCGAGAGTCTAATAACACCTGGGCTCCCCTCTCTTAGAGGGGGAGTCCTGTTATTGACATCATCGCGAGTGTTAATAGGACTGTTATTAGCGCTAATCAACGGGCTTCAGGTTCCCCCACTCGTTGCCGCGTTGAACAAACCGACGATCCTTCCAGCGGTAGAGGGTCGCCTTCACGACTGAGGCCTTGATGCCGGTCTCGTCAGCGACTTGTTCCGCTGTTCGCATCCCGTTACGAAGTTCGTAGGCGATACGGTCGACGTTGTTCATGTGGACCGCCAACTCGGGAACGGCGCGCGGGTCCTGCCGGTAGAACCGGACTGCATCCTCGGTCCACTCCAGGCGCAAGCCGATCTCTTTGGCCAAGGCCGCGTTGTTGGCCTTCGGGTTAGAGATCACGATGTCGGTGGTGTTCTCGCCGGGTTGCCGGGTGCCAACCATCTTCCAGACCGCGCGAGGCGCGTTCGTGAAGTAGATCGAGCCGATCGGGCTGAGTTGATTCAGCCTGTCTTTTGGGACGTGGGCCAGCGAGAGAACCGTGGCGCCTGCCAGTTCCAGTGCTCGGACGGCGTTGTTGTAGCTGATCGCCGTGAAGTCGTCGTTGAGGCTGCCGCCGCAGGCCATGCCAATCGAATCCACGATTACAAGCCCGATGCCCTTGGTGCGAACGAATAACTTCACGGATTCCACGACATCCATGAAGGTACCGGCCATGCGCTGATAGAAGAAGTTGCTGGGCATGGCGAGCGCGCGGCCAGCAGCAAGCCGTGACAGACGCGCCCGGTGTGTTTGCCAGCGTGTTTCCCAATCGAGGTAAAGAACGCTGACTTGGGTGGCCGGAAACATACCGGAGACCATGGGGACTTTCGTTGCGACCGAGACTCCGATTGCGAGAGCGAAAATGCTCTTGCCAGAGCCGCCTTCCGCGAACACAACGGTGTGCTCGTGGGCCTCCAATAACGGTGATATTAACCACTCGTCGCCGCCCGGATCTGGCATGTCGGCCAACACGACGGGGGGGTCGACTTCGAGCAAGGCTTGTTCCACAATCCCGGTCAGTTGCTCAATGCGGTCGCTCCAGTCGCCCTTGGTTCGCTTGTCGAGCACACGATTCAAATCGCCCTTGCC